GTATTCTGTGATTATAAGGTATATACCTATAATCAAGAATATTATAAACACTGTCTTGAAATACTTAAAAAGACTTTATGGAAAGAAACTGGGATAAGGTTAAAACGTCTTGAAGATGTTTGGCATGAATATTGTTTTTATGATATTGGTAAAAGTAAATATTTTAGTTTACATTTATAATAATATATAGTATAATGTTTATGACAAGTTAATTCATGTTTTGTAAGGAGCTAATATGTCACTTTTTGAAATTAAAAAACAGTCCATACCAAAGGCACTACATGAAAAATATGTAGTGCCTCCATTTAGTGTATTTAATACACATCAACCATATTATCGTGAAAGAATGAGAATGTGGCGGGATATGGGAATGTGTGGTACAAATGGTAGAATCACTGGTATTAATGGATTGTCGTATGACAATAGAAGAATGGATAAACAGAAAACACACCAACATAATGGTACATCTACATTCAGTCCTGTTTTATGTGAAGTCGTTTATAAATGGTTTACTCCTCATGAAAATTCAAGAATATTTGACCCATTTGCAGGTGGGATAACAAGAGGAGCAATAGCCGCTGTATTAGGACATGATTATAAAGGATATGATATTAATCCAAATCAAGTAGAAAGCAATACATTTCTATTTCAGGACATTGTACAAAAATATGATGTTCCAGGAAGCGCATTTTGGTTCTGTCATAACAGTGCAGATGGTTATGTTAATTATGCAGTTGGAAATAAATACGATTTAATTTTCACTTGTCCACCTTATTTCAATCTTGAAAAGTATTCAGACATAGAAGGAGATTTATCACTTCATACCAACTATAAAAAATTCATGTTTGATTATGAATATGTTATAGATAAATGTTATCATTATTTAGAAGATGATTCATTTATGGTATGGGTTGTGTCAGACGTGAGGAACAAAGATACAGGTGAATATTATGGACTTGTAGCTGATACGATAAAATCATCGCAACATAGTGGATTCAAATTGTATAATGAAATCATCTTATACAATGAGACTGGCAATCTTGCAATAACAAGTGGAGATTATCTGAAAAAAGCAAGAAAAGTAGGCAGACAACATCAGAATGTATTAGTATTTTATAAAGGCGATACCAACCACATAAAACGAAAATTTGGAGAATTAGTATAACAAAAATTTGTAAAACACGTTGATTTATCAGTAATCAACGTGTTTTTTTATTGGTTATTTATATGTTATAATATTTAATAATGTGTTTGTATTCGTAAAGGAGGAATAGATGGCATCTTTTTCTCAAATATTTCAAAAATTGAAAGGAGTAATAAATACAGTGTTAAACGGTAGAACAATACAGCAAGTTCTCAAAATAACTCCAGCAATTTCTGATGATATGGAAAATGCTATTCGTTTGTGGGACAGAATGTATTCAGATAATGCTCCTTGGTTACATGAACCTGATGTGAATAGTAATATCCGTGTTGCATCATTAGGATTGCCTGGAATGATTGCAAGTGAAAAAGCACGTACTGCTTTAATAGAATTTAAGTCAGAGATAACAACACCAACTGAGGAAGTAGAAGTAGAAAATCCAAATTACAAAGAGCCTGAGCCTGATATCTTCGGTAATATACTTCCAAGTTCAGAACCACCAACAATCATTGAAGATAAGCCTATTGGCAATACTGAACGTGCTGAATTTCTTAATAGTCAGTATGAAAAGTTAAAGAAAAATCTCCGTGTTGAGATTGAAAGTGGTATTGCAAAAGGCGGACTTGTAATCAAACCATATTTGCAAGTAAATAATTCACCAAATGCAGAAACCACATATACAATCGAATTTGATTATATTCAGGCAGATGCATTTTTTCCATTAGGTTTTGATACAACTGGAAAGATTATCGAAGCTGCCTTCATTGAGGAAATGGTAGAAAAAGATAAGATTTACAGACGTATTGAACACCATACATGGTCAGGTAACAGTGTTACTATTGAAAACAAAGCATTTGTAGCAACTAACAGTAATAATGTTGCAGTAAATACGGATGGTGTTCTGTTAGGTAAAGAAATCAAACTTTCAGATGTTCCTCAATGGGCTAATCTTCAAGATAAGACAACAATAAACAATGTTGACCGTCCTCTGTATGCGTACTTCAAAATGCCTTTGAAGAATACAGTTGATAAATCAAGTAAACTTGGTATCAGTGCATTTGAACGTGCTAAGTCTCTTATCAAAGATGCAGATGAGCAGTATTCAAGACTTCTTTGGGAGTATGAAGGCGGAGAACTTGCAATTGATATTGACCGTGATGCTCTGAGAACTGATGTGGACGAAAACGGCAATGCTAAAACACGTATGAATCACAGTCAGGAAAGACTTTTCAGAAAAGTTGACCTTGGTAGTACAGGTGATACATATCAACCATATACTCCGTCGTTACGTGATGCAAGTTATATGCAAGGATTAAATGCGATTCTGATGAGAATTGAGGACGTTGTGGCTCTTAGTCGCGGCACACTTTCAGACGGAGCACAGGAAGCACGTACTGCTACTGAATTGAAGATAATGAAGCAACGTTCATACCAGGCAAATGCAGATATTCAGCAGGCACTTGAAGATACATTGAAAGATGTGGTTTACATAATGAATGTGTATGCAAGTCTTTATGAAATCACTCCTGAAGGTGATTATGATGTATCATTTGAGTGGGATGATTCTATAATTACTGATGTTGATACAGAATTAGGTAAACGTATCACTTTAATGCAGAATGGTCTTGCAAGTAAAGTCGAAACAAGAATGTGGTACTTCGGTGAGACTGAAAGACAAGCAAGAGAAGCACTTGCTGAAATCGAAGGTGAGAGTATGGAACAGATGCAGTCAGATTTGGCAATGCAGGCAAATCAGATGCAACTTGGTTCAAACAATAAAATTCAGACTCAACAAGATATTTCAAAAGCTAAAGTTGATGAAGCAAAACAAAAATCAGAAGTTAAGATACAAGAAAAAGAACAGCTTAATAAGCTGAAAAAGGAGGCAAAATCATGACACTTTCACAGTTCCTTTCAACTCTCAGTACAGCAAACGTTCAGGTAAAACTCATTGATTTTGATACTAATAAAGAGATTCTTACATTCTATGCAGATGGATATGAGAATTTGGATGATGCTATCGAAGGAAGACCTGTTAAGTTTTGGTCAATAATCAGTACAACATCCATCAAAGTCATTCTTGCTCCTGCCGTAACTGAGACAACACCAACAACAGGTGATAATACTCCAACATCAGGAGATACAAACGAGGGTAATTGATGTATACCGAAAATCAGATAGATAGGTTAATACAGCCGATTATTGAACGTCAGACACAAATTAATACATGGGTTATTGAAAAAATAGCAGAGAGGGTAAAAGACATTGGAGAGCTTTTACCCTCTGATGTTAATATGCTCAAACAATTGTATATTAATGGTCAAGATGTTAAAGAGATTACAAGACATATAGCAGAGGAGTCTGATATACAGTTTATTCAAATACGGGAATTGATTAGAGATATTGCCAAAGATTCATATATTGATGCAAAACCATTATATGATTTTAGACATAAATCATACATTCCGTTTGAGAAAAACAAAGAACTACAAAAAATTGTAACTGCAATATCAAATCAGACTGCTGGAGAATATGTGAATATCTCAAAGGCTCAGGCATTTCTACTGCGTAATCCTCTAAACAGAAAAATGTTCATACCTACTCCTATCGCTGAGACATATCAAAAAATTGTTGATACTGCTATTCAGGCTACACAGCAAGGAACAGTTGATTATCATACTGCTATGTCAAAAACATTGGAAGATTTGAATGATAGTGGTATACGGTATGTTAAATATGAGAGTGAAGCTGGAAGAATAACACATCAACGTGCGGACAGCGCTGTAAGAAGAAATCTTTTAGATGGAGTTAGAGCAATTAATCAACAAGTTCAGAATGAAATTGGTAAACAAGTAGGAACAGACGGAAAAGAAATCACTGTTCATGCTAATCCAGCCCTTGACCATGAACCAGTACAAGGTCATCAGTTCAAAAATGAAGAATATGAAAAACTTCAAAATGGAGAATCATTTGAAGATGTAAATGGTGTTAAGTTTAAGCCAATTGAACGTGCTATCGGTACATTAAATTGTCGGCACTTCACGTATTCAATCATTGT